CGCAAAATGTCAGCGCAAAGCTTCTCCGAAGAGCCGATGATGCTTTTGATCAGATCGTCGTCTGCATCATCGTCTACGCGAAGATAATTCTTCATTTCATCAACCGTTACGATCACGCTGATCCCTCCTTAAATTAGGCGCTCTTTACACCAAGTGTCTGTACAGCCTCCGGAAGCACCAGCTTGCCGTCGACACGCTCTTTTGCCACGTATCCGATCATGCCGTTACCAGCAAACAGCTCGCGGAGTTCCTGCATGGACCGGGTTCCGCGGTCACCGATGTTGTAGTAGGAGAAATCGCCGAAAGCAATGGCGGATTTTCCTGCTTCCAGTCCCGGGCAGTAAGCGGAGGTAAGAACCGAGTAGCCGCAGAGTCTGTCCGGTTCTCCTGCCTGGTAAGATGGCTGCCAGATGTAGGCACCGTTTGTATCTTTGAGCTTACGCAGCGCTGCGAGGGTGGAGTCGTTTAAGATGAAACGGGCGTTCTTTCTATACGGACGCTTCAGTGTATAGATCAGTGTCAGAATGTCATCGGTTGAAATCTTTGCATTGTCGAGCGTTACGGCCTTTTCGCCGCCGCCAGTTTCTGCAAAGATTCCCAGCGGCTTTCCGGTGCCATCGCCGTTTAAGAATGCATCTTCCTCGGCGTTGCCGATGGCTTTTCCAAACTGGTCGATGATGTAACCTTCCAGATTGAATGCATTGTCGTAGAGCAGCTCCTCGGTGACTTTGATTGCTACATGGAGCTTATGCGCATCCAGCACGATCTGGTCAAAGGTGGCGTCTCCAAATGTCAGTGCTCCGCCTTCCTCAATCCATGCTGCAGCAGGTTTTGTTCCCGCGATGTTAATCTTATGCTCACCGGAAGTGGTGATGGTGGTGGCAAGACCGCGGAAGATGTTCTCTTCCTCCAGCTTATCGATCAGGCGGCTGTCCCATTCCTCCGGAACAAGGTAACCGCCATTGGCGTCGTTTCCTTCCTCTAGCACATCACTGATCTGATGGAATCCGGTACGCATCGCAGCAAGCATCGCTTTCGCATAGGCTTTGGAAGCACGGCCTTTCTTTACCGGTTCGTCCTTCATGCCATCGCCCGGTTTTCCCGTGAGGGGAGAAGCAATCGGTTTTCCCATCTGCTCTTCGATCACTGCCTGACGGTTCAGACGCTCGATTTCTTTCGTGTAGTCGGTGATTTCCTTCTCCATACGGTCATAGGTTTCACCGTCCTCAGAAGAGAGAAGTCCGTCGGTGTTTCTATGAGAGTCAAGGAATGCTTTCGCAGCTTCCCAGGCTGTTGCTCTCTTCGTAATCAATTCCTGAATATTCATGTGAGTCCTCCTTTTACATAAACTGTTTCATAAGATCGAGTCTCTTTTCGAGATCATCGACTCGGTATTTCTGCATGGTGATTGGATTGCTTGATGGATTGGTGCGCTTTGCATAATCACAAAGTTTTTTATTCATCGCAGCGGCAACCTGATAGCGGGAGAAGATCATGCCGGAAAGCTGATCTTCTGGTTTATCTTCGATAGACTCAGGTACCGTCTTTGTATGGTAGAGCTCATCTCTGCTGGTCACACCATTTGCGAAATGCAGCTCGACCGCTTTTCCAGCGTCCATCCAGGTTTCTTCATCCATCAGCTTTGAAAGTTTGTTTCTGGAAAGCCCTGTCTTTTCTTGATAGGCATTGATGATGGACGCTTTTACTTCAGATAGCATTTCAATTGCTTTCTGCATTTCTGCCGTATCACCCATTGCAATGGTCGAAGGGTTATGGATCATGATCATTGAAACAGGGGAGACGAGCACTTCATCGCCAGCCATCGCAATGACCGATGCCGCCGATGCAGCAAGGCCATCAATTTTTACGGTGACCTTTCCTTTGTAGTCACGGAGCATGTTATAAATCTGTGCTGCTGCAAAGCAGTCACCTCCGGGGCTATTGATCCAGACCGTGATGTCGCCAGCTCCAGAATTAAGGTCAGAACGAAAAAGAGCCGGGGTGACATCATCGTCAAACCAGCTCTCTTCAGCGATTGTGCCGTTTAGAAACAGCGTCCTTGATTCAGTTACTTCGTCTGGATTTTCCAGAACGGGTGTTTTGTTTCTTATCCATTTCCAGAACTTCTTCTGTGGATTCATCCGAGTCCTCCTTATGTTCATTATTCGTATAAGCTGATCCTGCATCTTTCAGTTTCACAACGTTGCCGTTCAAGATGTGAAGGTTGCCGCCTTCCTCGTCGGAAAGCAGATCCATGTTTTCAAGCTCCCGGACATCATTGATGGAGTAGATGCCATTTTGGATGCCAGTCGCGTATCCGCTCATCCGGCTGCTATAGTCACCACGGAGCAGGCCGTCCACGTTAAAGCGGATGAAGTAGTTTTCCTTTTCTTCTGGAAGAAGTAAGGATCTTTGCATGGATTGCTCCCAGCGGGCAAGCCACGGTTCCAAGGTGTAGGTTACAAATTCCAGTGACTGTTCCTCAATGTTGGAAAACGTTGCATGCTCCAGGTCACCGATCAGGTGAGGCGGGATGCGGAATATCCTCGCGATCTCATCGAGCTGGAACTTACGCGTTTCCAAGAACTGCGCTTGCTCTGGTGAAATGGAGATTGGCGTATACGTCATGCCTTCCTCAAGGATGGCCACTTTATTTGCTCTATGGCTTCCTCCGAATCCTGCTTCCCAAGAGGAACGAATCTTCTCCGGGTCCTTCACGGTTCCTGGCATGGAAAGCACGCCAGATGGGTTAGCGCCATTCTTAAAGAAGGACGCACCGTATTCTTCTGTTGCCATCGCCATACCGATGGAGTTTTTCGCCATCGCAATCGGGGAGTAGCCGACGAGACCGTCAAATCCAAGTCCCGGAACATGCAGCACCTCGCTTGGAGAAAGCCTTACCGTTCCGGTCTTCATCGTGGGAGCATCTGACGTATTCATCTGGTACTCGTAGTAGATGTGTCCGTTTTCGTCCCGGTCTACCCGCATACGGTTTGCCATGAGTGGGTAGAGGCTGGCGACTTCACCGCGTCCGTTCCTTATGATCTGAGCGTAGGCGTTTCCCCACAGCAGGAGATGCGTCATCAGTGTTTCCCGGAAGATGTAAGAAGTCATCTCGGGATTTGGCTCATCGTGAAGGAGATGATAGAGCGGATGCTTGACCGCTTTTATTTTGCTGCTTTCTTCCGTATATTCATAGACGTGAAGTGGGAGAGAGGCTATGGCTTCTGAAAGTACACGTACGCACGAATACACCGCTGAGATCTGCATAGCAGATCGTTCGGTTACGGTATTGCCTGAAGTCGTGCCGCCGAAGTAGTAGCGGTAGCCGGAGCCGTTTGTGGAGTCCTGTGGCTTATCTCTTGATTTAAAAAGCTTTGAAAATACACTCATGGATACCTCCTGAGATTAGATGAAAAGGATGCCGCGGTCGTCGTAGACGGATTCGCCGCTGTCGTTGCCCATACGGATTGCACGATCCAGGGCCATGATCATGGCGACCGCGCCATCAATCTTTTCTGTAGATTTTTCTTTGTCTGCCTTGATATTTCCAGCAGGATCACGGCGGATAAAGATGTTATCCATCATCCACCGGAGTACCGGATGACCACCGTGAGCGATCCTCTTTTCCAGTACGAGTTTCATCAGCTCCTTGGTTGGAGGACTCATATCCTTAAACCCCTGGCCGAAGGGAACAACAGTAAAGCCCATGCCTTCCAGGTTTTGCACCATCTGAACAGCTCCCCATCGGTCGAAAGCAATCTCGCGGATATTAAAACGCTTCCCTAAGTTTTCAATAAACTTCTCAATGAATCCGTAGTGGATCACGTTCCCTTCTGTGGTTTCAAGATACCCTTCTTTTTCCCACAGGTCATAAGGCACATGGTCACGCCGGACTCGAAGGTCCACATTGTCTTCCGGAATCCAGAAGTAGGGGAGCGCGACGTATTTGTCTGTCTCGTCTCTCGGCGGGAACACCAGGACAAATGCGGTGATATCCGTAGAGGAGGAAAGATCGAGGCCACCGTAGCATACGCGCCCCTCCAGATCATCTTCATCAACAGGAAATGCGCAGGCATCCCATTTGTCCATCGGCATCCAGCGGACGGCCTGCTTGACCCATTGGTTCAATCTCAGCTGCCGGAAGGCATTCTCTTCACCGGGATTCTGCTTGGCCGAGTTGCAGGCGGCTTGTACCTTGTCAATTCCGACGGTGATTCCAAGAGAAGGATTCGCTTTCTTCCAGACCTTTGGATCCGTCCAGTCATCGGATTCTGCAGCGCCGAAGATTACCGGGTAGAAGGTGGGATCGATTTTTCTTCCTTCGATGATATCGAGTGCTTTCTGGTGGACTTCGTAACAGATGCTGTTCGTATCGGTCCCAGCAGTTGTAATCAAAAAGTAGAGCGGCTGCGTTCTGGCATCGCCACTTCCTTTGGTCATAACATCATAGAGCTTTCGGTTCGGCTGGGTGTGCAGCTCATCAAAGATGACGCCGCTGGTATTAAACCCATGCTTGTTTGCCACATCTGCAGAGAGCACTTGATAAGTACTGTTTGTCGGAAGGTAGATGAGCTTCTTCTGGGATTCCAGAATTTTCACCCTCCGGTCAAGAGCAGGGCAGAGGCGCACCATATCGACGGCCACGTCGTACACGATCTTTGCCTGGTTCCGGTCCGCTGCGCAGCCGTAAACTTCAGCACGCTCTTCTCCGTCACCGCAGGTAAGAAGCAGGGCGACCGCAGCAGCAAGCTCCGACTTGCCTTGTTTCTTTGGAATCTCAATGTAGGCCGTGTTAAACTGTCGGTAGCCATTCGGCTTTAAGATTCCGAAGACATCCCGGATAATCTGTTCCTGCCAGTCGATCAGTTCAAAAGGTTTTCGGTACCAGCTGCCTTTTGTGTGTTTCAGGCTCTCGATAAAAAGCACAGCATAATCTGCTGCGTCTTTGCTGTATGTGGAAGTCTCCGCCATGAAGCGGGTCGGCTTGTAATTCTTGAGTTTTCGCATTGCCAAGGGTAGTCACTTCCTTTATTGGCATAAAAATAACCGCATTGCTGCGGCCTTCGTTTCATCTATTCTCTACGAGAAACAGAGCCTTAAGCTCTGCTTTTCTGCATCTTTCTTAGTTAAATTCGTGAATCAGGATTCCGTAGGCCAGCTGGCTTGCTTCATCCTCCGGCTCGATGTCCCAGCCGCGATCGTAGTTTAAGGTCGTTTTGCCGTTGATCTTAAGCTGCATCTTGCTGATTCTTCTTCCTTCGACTCCATACTCGTCGGAGGGTTCTTCGTAGCGTTTGATATAGTATTTTACGATGCTTCCTTCAATCTTCAGCGTTCCTTGTTCCCACATGGTTTTGCCTCCTTGCTTTCTGTGCTTTTCTTTTGGTATGTGTATATTCGCTCTGTAAGGCACATATAGCAAGGGATATCTTGCAGAAATTGAAGTATTTATTCAAAGACTTTCTGTACGAGAAAAAGCCCCGTGTGGAGCTCTTTCTTCTTGATTTAGCGGATGCTCATCAGGAAGGTGTGGGCCTTCTCGAAGCCACCTCCAAGGAAGCTCTTCCTGGCGTTGATCTCGGTCATGCCTTCGATCTCGCATCCTGCCTGCGTGAAAAGCCAGATGGTTTCAATCGCATCCGTTGCCCTGCAGGAGTAAGTGAAATGCTTGATGTCATTCTCCTTCATGGTTTTGACCAGCGGTTCAACCTCGTCATCCCAAATGACATCGGAGAAATCAAGGTATTCATTCTCGTTGTCCATGGACTTTTCGTATTCGCGCCAGATTTTCCGGTAAGGTCTGCTCAGTGCTAAAATCTTATCTTCCGCGTCAGCAACGCTTTCTCTGATGACATCCTTTTCTTCCTCTGTAGATGCGGTTTCAAATGCTTTCTTTGCGTCTGTAACTTTTCTGTAGGTCTCTTCGAAAATGTTCTTCATAGGTTTACCTCCGTGTCTTAGGTGTGTTTCTTTTGTTAGTGTATATATCACTCTAACGGGAGATAATAGCAAGTCATTTACCAAAGAAAATGTGTATTTTTCAAGCGTTTTCGTCGTTTCCGTAGAGAATAAAATGGACATATTCTTTCCGGTTTTCTTCAAGGTAATTGACCAGTTCGAAGTAATTCCTTTCGAAGGCGAGACGTTGAACCATCGGGATATCAAACATATTCGTAAGACCTGTATCACGGATGGCTAAGATCTGTTTCTTTACTTTTGCATCCATCATTTTGCTGCCTTCCTTACGATGTCCTCGCCGTAGATCACGTTAAGGCCGGAACCGTTATCCCAATGAACCATAAGAGAACCAGTATCATCGACATCATAAACGGTGCCTTGGGTTCCAATTGGCGGGGCCTGAACATCATCCATCTGAAGAAGTTCTACGCGAGTTCCGGTAGGGTAGGTGCTGCGGAGATTTTCAAGCTGCTTTTGGCTGATCGCTCTCATGCCTGCACCTCCTCATTTGTCTCAGCGTCCTTTGCCGGATTCCCGTTTCGGAAAGCGGAGCTTCCGCTCAGGTTCTTAAGGAGAATCTTTCGCGCTGTTTTAAACTCCGGCCCGATAAAGCCAAGCCTAAGAAGGAAGCAGCGGAAGGAGTACTTCTCGTTGGTCACCGGAAGTTCTCTTCCGCTTGCCCGCTTCAGTTCCTTTGAGAGTTTGCAGAGCAGGGAAATAAAATCCGTGTAGGCTTTTGCTTCCTCTGCATCCGGCATCTTAGAAAACCAGGGAAATGCAATCCGGCCTTCGTCTTCCTTTAGCTCAAACCTTAAGTCGCTGATTCCAAGAGCATGCTTGATGAGTGTATCCTTTGCTTTCAGGATATTTGTCAGGTTTCCGACGTTTACCTTGTCCAGTGGAATCTCGACGGTAAGCCCGCAGCTTTCGGTTTCCTCCTTTTCGGCGCCAGTGTCATCTTCCGGAGTAAAGGCAACTTTTTCCAGTTCCTCTGCGATGCGTGTAAGCTTTTCTTCATCTTCGCAGAAGACCGTTCCTTCCTTGTCCACTGTGACATCGCCAATCTTGTAAGCGCAGGTTGGCATGAACTGGTATTCGGAAACATCCCCAGTGATCCTGCAGATCTCTGTGACCAGTGCTTTTCGTTCTTCTCCAGTTACGTTGTACTTCAGTTTCATGTTGCGTACCTCCTATGTTTGTTCTTTTGGTACGTACATATATCACTCTACGGGCTTGACATAGCAAGCTTTATGTGAAAAAACTTAGGCCGTTTCGACCTCTTTAACAAGGTCAGAATATGGGATTTTCTTCCCGCCACGCTCAACATACACATCATCCGGACGGTTCGTATCTTCCACATACCTGCGGAGGATGACGGAGGCATATTTTGGGTCAAGTTCAGACATGTAGCAGATCCGATTCATCTGTTCGCAGGCCATCATTGTAGACCCGGAACCGCCGAAAGTATCAAGGACGATCGCATTTTCCTGACTGGAATTTCTGATCGGGTAGGAGAGGAGGTCCAGCGGTTTACTGGTCGGGTGGTCCTTGTTCCTTTTGGGTTTATCGAAATTCCAGATGGTGGTCTGCTTGCGGTCGGAGTACCACGGATGCTTGCCGTTCTGGAGGAACCCGTAGAGGATTGGCTCATGCTGCCACTGATAATCTGAGCGCCCGAGCACCAGAGAGTTCTTCACCCAGATACATACACCAGCCAGATGAAATCCAGCATCGATGAATGCCTTACGGAATGTGAGCCCTTCGGTGTCCGCATGAAAACAATATGCTGCGCCACCTTTCTCTAAGTGATCCGCCATGTTGGTAAATGCAGATAAGAGGAATTTGTAAAATTCATCACCCTTCAGGCTGTCATTTTCAATGGTAAGTCCGTCGGAAGCTTTAAAAGAGACTCCGTAGGGCGGGTCCGTTACAATCAGGTTAGCGGTCTTTCCATCCATCAGCTTCTCGACGTCATCAGCGGAAGTCGCATCGCCGCAGAGCAGCCGATGCTTTCCGACCGTCCAGAGATCTCCTTTTTCTACAAAGGACGCTTTCTCAAGGGCAACAGAAAGATCGAAGTCATCGTCTTCAGCGTCTGTATCATCCGGATCCATCATCAATTTTTCCAGATCCTTTTCATCAAATCCTAGAAGCGACAGATCAAAGTCGTCTGCCTGTAAGTCGGACAGCTCCACAGAGAGCATGTCTTCATCCCATCCGGCATTCAGTGCCAGCTGATTATCGGCGAGGATGTATGCGCGTTTCTGCGCTTCCGTCAGCCATTTCTCTTTCACGCACGGTACCTTTTTAAGACCAAGCTGCTGAGCTGCATAATACCTGCCGTGGCCACAGAGAATAGTATTGTCATCCGAAACAACTATTGGAGACAAAAAGCCGAACTCCTTTATGGAGGCGGCAATCTGAGCTATTTGTTCTTTGGAATGTGTCCTGGCATTTCTTGCATATGGGATCACTTTATCTATGTCAGCCAGATAATACTGTGTCTGTTTTTCTTCATTGTTCATTCAATACCTCCTGAGGCATAATGCTATCAATTCGACGGATGATTGCCTTGATTGTGTCATGACTGCATCCGCACATTCTACCAAGAGCACACAGCGACCATCCACAGTGCTTATACATAACATAAACAGGCATCCAATCAGCAAAGTGAACTGAATAGTTAAACTTCTTCCGTGCATGCGGATCAAACAGTCCAGTCTCAATTGCGTGTCTGTTATTCTCGGCTACGGTACACCATTCCAGATTCGACAGATCGTTGTTCTGTTTATTGCCATCGATATGATTAACAACCAGATCCGGCCGTTCTCCAACCCAGGCATTCATCATAAGACGGTGAGCTTTCAGATGTTTTTTGACCCCACCCAATGTAATTCTATAAGTCTTGTATCCGTCTTTGTCAGTGGATCCACGCAGCTTCAAAACTCTATATTCCGATACAATTTTTCCATTTCTTGCCGTCTGCCTTTTGCAGATAGAATAAAAATTGCCATGTCTATCACAGACATAGCAGTCGTTTTCAACACAATAACGGAAATCATCTACACCGATGTTTTTTAACTCTCGAGCAATCCAGAGCCGATCCGTATCAGAATGTGTTACAGAAAAATCCATTAACGCTCCCTCCTTGATCGGAGCAGAAGCTCCATTGTGTCGTTCGGGTTGTCTTCAAATTCCTCGGTGCAGTTCTGCTTTACTATGTCGAATATTTCCATCCAGATCAGGTTGGCTGCTTTTTGAAACTGGCTGGCCATCTGAACAAAAGGGGAGGAGATAACGCCTCCGGTCGTCGGATGCTTGCCGAGGAGTCCGTAAGTCGATATCGCATCTTCACACTGGATATACCTGGCGAAGTTCTGCGCGTAGGATTCAATGAGACGTTTGTTTACGAGATTTTCGCAGTGGCGGCGTTTCAGCCACAGCCAGGTCTCTTTGTAAATGACATCTGCACCAAGCGGTTTTCCGTTTTTCTGTTTTGCAGACAAGTACTCATCCGGTTTTGGCATGTCGGCTCCTTCAAGCACCGCGCCTTCCGGAAGATCCACGGCATCCAGTTCTTCTGGTTCGAGATCTGGAATGTCATTTCTCATGATCTGTGGTCTCTGACCTTTTGCTATTTTCTCAGCGGCAGGCGCCGGCTTGTCACCGGCACGTATTCGTCTACCGCCGCGGTAGGTTCCATCTCTTGCCACGCTTTTCATCTCCTTCCTAAAAGCGGCAGGGTTTAATCACCCGTTTGAACCGGAAAAAATTCACGCGATAGGGGGCGCCGGTCTCCAGGCGGACCTGGTTTAGAGATTCTTACCGCCCCTCCCAGGTCACCTGTCAGCACGTTTCTTATGAATCTTTTCGTGACACGAACGGCAGAGGCTCATGAGATTGCTTTCATCGTTGCTTCCGCCTTCTGAGATCGGTTTGATGTGATGCACTTCCTCGACTGGAACGAATATTCCGTGCTTCAAACACTCCTCGCAAAGCGGATGCTTCTTTACGTAGCGCGTCCTTATCTTTCTCCACTGACTTCCGTAACGTTTGTGTCCGTTGTAGCCGCGGGTGAAGTGATCGTAGTGCTGCTGCATCCGTTTCTTATGAGCAGGGCAGTACTGCTCGCCATCTTCTGCAAGGCCACTGCAACCTGGGTACCGGCAGGGCCGTTTTGGTTTCCTTGGCATGCCTGCTGCCTCCTTCCTTGCATAACAAAAGCCCCGGAAGGAATTAACCTTTCGAAGCTTGTATCTTTATTCTTTTTTCGTCACTATAACTATATCATACGTCCGCTGTGACAAACTGTGACAAAGTGTGCCAACTTTTTATTCTGGCACAGAAAAGTTCTGGAGAGCCGATCCGTGTATGCGATGGACGGTACGAATCGAGACGTTCAAGATGTCTGCGATATCTTCCCAGGTGCATCCATCGATGTAACGGAAGCGCAGCACCAGCTGTTCGTCGTGATTAGGAAGCATGCTGATCCGGCTGCTGATCTCTTCACGCAAGGTGATCAACCTTGCGACCTTCTCAGCCACATCTTTCTGTGCTTCATCGATTCGTTCGATGCAACGTACGAAGGCTGCATCAGCAGGTCTGTTGGGGCTGTGGGGCATACCGTCATACCTTCCCGAGGTGATGGATACGGAGAGATCCTTCCAGTAATCGATCTCCCGTAAGCGGCAGTTGATCATTGCATCCAGGTGCTTTGCCTGGTTCAAATATTGTTTTGGTGTCATCCTTTCACTTCCTTTTGTATTTTTTCTATCAGCATCTCTCCATCGACACGGGTGAGAAATTTGTACCATTCGGAGAGAAAGAAACGTTCCAGCGTGTTCTTGTCCGCATTTGCTGATCTGCTCATCGGATTCATCTGCAGCGTCTTTAATGCTTTTCGGTAATCCTTGACGGCCTGTAGCACGATGGCGTTCGCGAGGTTCTCGTATGGGTCGATCATCGCAGCACCGCCTTCACCGCATTGATCAGGGCAGACTGTGTCTTGTCCTTGCGCTGCAGCGCATTCAGGATCTTCCCGTCGATGGTGCCCGTTGTGATGATGTGCTGGATGACCACGGTCCGGCTTTTCTGACCTTGCCTCCAGAGTCTTGCGTTCGTCTGCTGGTAGAGCTCAAGACTCCATGTCAATCCAAACCAGACAAGCGTGCTGCCGCCATCTTGAAGATTCAAACCGTGGCCTGCGGAGGCGGGGTGGATTAACCCGATCGGAACCTGACCCGCATTCCAGTCTGCAATGTCCTTGGATGATTTAAGCTCTCTTACGTTAAACCGTTTTCGGATCCTTTCAAGATCGTGCCGGAACCAGTAGGCGACGAGTACAGGCTTGCCGTTTGCTGCTTCGATGATGTCCTCCAGGGCATCGAGCTTTCGATCGTGAAATGCAATGATCTTTCCGTCGTCCGAATAGATTGCGCCATTGGAAAGCTGCGCGAGCTTGCCGGTGAGAGCTGCGGCGTTTGCGGCTGTGATTTCATCACCATGAAGCTGAAGCACAAGGTCGTTTCTCAGTGCATCATATCGATTGCGTTCCTCTTCGGAAAGCTGCACCTCGTATTTCGTGGAAATCAGCTCCGGCATCTTCAGATGGTCGGTTGACTTCATTGAGATCGTGATATCAGAGATCTGCCTATAGATAGCGTCTTCGGCTCCTGGCAGCGGTTTGTAAGAGTAGATCATCTCGCCGTTCCTTTTGTCTGGCACGAAATAATTCAGCCGGTACTGACCGATGAATCGCCCGAGCCGTTTTCCCTGATCGAGAAGCTTGAACTCCGCCCACAGATCCATGAGTCCATTGGAGGAAGGGGTTCCGGTGAGGCCGACGATTCTTTTTACGGATGGGCGAACCTTCATGAGTGCCTTGAAGCGTTTTGACCGGTGGTTCTTGAAGGATGAAAGCTCGTCGACGACCACCATGTCGTATTTGAATGGGATGCCAGATTTCTCGATCAGCCATACGAGATTTTCGCGGTTGATGATCGTGACATCCGCGCTCTGCATCAGAGCGGCCTTTCGTTCTCTGGCAGTCCCGACTGCGACGGCGTAGGTGAGGCCGGACAGGTGATCCCACTTCCTGATCTCAGAAGGCCAGGTGTCCCTTGCCACGCGTAGTGGCGCGATTACCAGAACGCGGTGGACCTGAAAGCTGTCAAACAGAAGATCGAAAATTGCCGTCAGGCTGATCACCGTCTTGCCAAGACCCATGTCCAAAAGGACTGCAGCGACCGGATGCGTTTTGATGTAGTCAATGGCGTATTTCTGGTAATCATAGGGTTTGAAGTTCATACAGCATCCCTCCAATCTCGATTACGTCGTCAATTACATAGACCTTGTATCCCAACTTCCGAAGGAGCTGGTGACGTGACAGTTGCAGCGGTCTCGGCCTTTGCCCGGGTGCCTTCAGTTCTGCGAACGCCATATGTCCGTCAGGCATCAGGATGAGCCGGTCCGGCATTCCTGCAAAACCAGGCGAGACGAACTTCGGTGCAATCCCGCCCGCGCGTTTTACCATCACGATTAATTTTCGTTCTATTTCCTTTTCGTTCATGCATTCCTCCTTGAAATCATAGGTGTGCAGGTCAAGATGGTCGATTCCTAAAACCTCTATATAGATATAAATTTTATTTCTATAGGGACTTTTGTATATAGACCTTCTCGACCTGCACACTTTTACTTTTAGTCCAGAAAATCTTGACCGGTTTTTAGTTTCAGACCGTAAACGAGCATCCCGGATCTGGTCTTTCTACGCTTGAATCCAGCTTTCTCCAGATTTCCGTAAAAATCCGTTGTGCTTCTCGCGTATTCACCGCTCTGAAAACAGACCGCGTGGTATTGCTGATAGAGGTCTCCGGATTTTTCTGTATATGATGGATCTACATCGCAGTGCTCATCGATGAACTGTCCCAGCCAGTCATTGTCTTCGCGATATTTGTCCACGGCATCTCTGACCGCCTTCGGCTCTGATATCTTGAATCCCTTAGCGATTGCAGTCTCCGCGCCTTCAATGATCCATGAAAGGATCGCAGGCCCAGCGTGTTCGAAGAGGTAGTCCGAGTAATTTTTGATGTCGGAGTTCCCGGTGATCTTCGCATTGAATGGAATCACAATGAGCCTTCTCCAGGTGCCGTCGTCGTTTGCAGACACCTTGGGCAGGTAGTTCGTATAGAGGACGAGCGTGTGTGAGGGATCAAAATGAAACGGATCTTTATACTTTTTCTCTGCCTCGATCGGATCCACACTGCAGAGCTGCTTCACCATGCCAGTATTCAGCCGTTGACCTTCTTCAAGCTCCGATGCGATGATGAGGCGCTTTCCCTTAAGCTCTGCCATTTCCGGTTTGACGTTCCGCTTGCAGTTCATGGTGAGCGCTTCTGCGGAGATCTTGCCGGAGTAGTTTCCGAGGACTCTGGCGACAGTGTTCCAGAATGTGGATTTACCATTCGCGCCTCCTCCGTAGGCGATGATCATCTGCTCTGCGTAGACACGCCCGACTGCCGCCATACCGACGATCTGTTGCACGTAGTCGATAAGCTCCTGGTCGCTGCAGAAAAACAGATCCAGATTCTGAAGCCAGATATCTTTTCCTTTGTCACCGGGAGAGCAGGCCGTGATCTTTGTGATGAGATCATCTGGATCATGCAGATGGCTGCCAGAGAGTCCTTTTGTCAGGTCATAGGTGGCGTCTGGTGTGTTGAGAAGATCCGGATCGTAATCGAGCTCGGAAACGTCAAGTGCCAGCATCGGCTTTGCAGCATTCTGGGCATTGACGATGTTCTTGTAGTTGCGATATTTCATGACGAACTTCTTGTAGGAGTCTGCGCTAAGCAGTGCATAGAGAAGGACCATCTTGTTTTCAGGCACCGCATTGACGAGAGCCTTGCCTCTTGCTTTGACGTCTGTTTTTGAAATGCCGATGGAGATCAGGTTTTCCTCCGCGATGCGGATTGCTTCCGTCGCATCGACAAGCTGATCATCCATAAAATTTTCAACGACTCCAAGAGATTTCTGTTTATCCTCATACCAGCGATCTCCGCCAAAGGCGATGAAGTCTGTAGCACTCGTAAAGCGTAACTGGTTCTTGCACTCTTTAGAAATGACCTTGGCCTCGCCGATATCGGAGTAGTCATCCGGCTTAAGAAAACAGGTGCCGAAGGTGTTCTCATATTCGTCAGGAGGGACGTAATCAGAACTTCCTTCCACTTTTTTCTTGAAGAACTTCAGTGCGCTGCGCCAGATGGTGCGCAGTTCCTTGGCTGGAAGTGGCGGATCACATTTGCTGGCACGCTTTAGATATGCCTCATAGGCTTTGTCTGTATCGCCGAAGCGCTTCAGCACGCGGCCTGCAAAATGAGACATTGTGTTGTTACGGCTTCCTTCAGGAATAGAGCCTCCAGTATAAATGGGCTCTTCCAGTGCTTCTTCGTCTGGTGCACTTGGCAAGATCTCATCAATGGTAAGCGTACCTTCATGCCAGAATACCTCATCCGGTTTCACCTTTGCACCATACAGAAACCGGGCAGCATCGAGCGCCTTTGAATCAAAGAACGGAAACTGCTGCATGCCGGTTTTCTTAAGCGCCGCGAAGGTAGAGGCATCCGTGCAGATTTTGATCGGAGCGACCAGATGAAAACGAGGGCGAGGGGAGTAGCTGTCCTTTTGAAGCATATTGTGGCGGCTTGGAGCAGCGGCAAATGAAATGTTCGCAAACGCACCGCTTGCCAGCTTTTCCGGTGTCATCCAGTCGCCAGGGCTTTCTGAAAAATCATTGTCGCAGTCCCAGACGATGGCATCAGCAGAGATAAAGTTGTCGTTTGAGCGATAATTGTTTTGATATGCTGCGGTCACGTGATCGCGTAAGGCGGCAGCGGCGAACTCTTCCGGACTATTGATGACCATTTTATGGGGATAGAGACAATTGGCCTCGTTCCCCGTGCAGTCGGCAATGTATAAAGTAAATTTCATGCTTAGTCATGCACCTCCTTTGATTCATCCTCCAGCACCTTCGTGATAAACTTCAGTGCTCGAATCATGGTTTCAAGCTCGCAGTCTCCACCGAGAAAGACCTCAAAGCCTGACGTACCTCCAAAGCGGTCGCGGAGTACATTAACACCCATATCGGTGCATGCTTCATCCGAGATGCGAAAATACGTCCTGCCGCCGTGTCCGGTGTCGCCACCCATATAACCAGTGGTTCCGGCTTCGACATCGAGAATGTTGCAACTGACTACCTCACGTTCATATGTTGTGATTTCTGTTCCGTCATACAGTACCTTGCTGTTTTCCTTTACTTCGTACATGGCTTAAACCTCCTGACAATCATTTGTAAAATAGCGCAAGCGGTAATTTTTCCGTTTCGCACACTTGATTTCCGTTTTCATACCGGCAGTGATTCTGCTTCCGAATACCCAGACCTCCGTGCACTTACTCATCAAGGCATTTCCGAAGAGTAGACCGAGTTCGCGTTCCGTTTCATCGCTGTCATCAAGGAACTGCGGAAAAAGAAGATGAGGAGCAAACGGAATGTATCCTTTGCTTACAGCAAAGCGGCAGAAGCGTCTTGCAGCGATTACGTTGTTCTTCGCTTCTCCGGAGTAGGGAGAACAGATGTACACAATCGGCCGAAAAGTCCTGAGTGCTCTTTGATTCTCGGTTTTGGCGCTTTTGAAATCCATGTGGTTTACCTCCTTTCTGAGGTGTTATTAACCTCTACTTCCCACTGGAGAAAGATTGCTGTTTTGAGCGAAAAAAATCACCTCCGCATTTTTCTTCGGAGGTGAGCGACGTATATTGATGGAGATGTATTAATCTTTTTTATAAAACGGGGTGGTATAACCGTCTGCGCGAAGGAGAAGTCCAGGAGTCCAAGGAGGAGTCCTGCCCATTTGTTCACAAATCGCATCAAGTGAGACGGATGGATCGGCTTCGATAATCAGTTCGTCGTGAACGTGCATGACAATCCGGCAGTAGCGGAGCGTTTTCATAGCGTGGCAAAGGATGTCGCGTGAAGTTGCCTGTACGATGTTTTCCACGAACTTAGGCCCATAGGAATCGAGCCTTTCCCATTTCTTCGCAGGGCCGATTCCCTCATAGGTAACACATTCGCCGCCGAACTTATTTGTTCCGATCTTCGGTTTTACGTAAGCGAGCCTCCTGCCGGAGGGCAGCCGGATGAACAGCATGCCGGAGCGGCATTCGAAGTTCAGTCCGTAGATAGTGGAAGGAGAGTGGTAGCGCACTGCGTTCATGACTGCTCGGTCGACGTCCCACCAGAACTGGACGATGTGAGGATTGGTCTTTCGCCAAGCATCGACCAGCGGAGGAAGCTCGTCTTCGGATAACCCCATCTCAAGAGCACCCATTGCTTTCAGAGCACCGACCGATCCACCGTAGCCGAGGGCCAGCTCTGCGATTTTTCCTTTCTGCCGGAGGTGTCCATTTATGCCGTGTTTTACGACTGGTACGTGGAACATCTGGCTGGCCGATGCGCAGTAGATGTCACCGCCTTCTTCAAATACTTTCTGTCGCCATTTCTCCCCGGCATACCAAGCAATCACCCTGGCTTCGATCGCCGAGAAGTCAGCTACGTAAAAGAGCATGCCTTCTTTTGGAATGAAGGCAGTTCGGATAAGCTGGGAAAGTGTGTCCGGCACATCCTCATAGAGCATTTTGACGGCCTCGAAGTTTCCGGATTTTACCAGAGCCCGCGCGGATGACAGATCTTCCAGATGATTCTGCGGGAGGTTCTGTAATTGGATGAGTCTACCGGCCCAACGACCTGTACGGTTTGCACCGTAGAATGCGAACATCCCGCGGGCTCTTCCGTCATCACATACAGCCCGCTGCATAGTCTGATATTTCTTGACGGACGACTTTGACAGCTGCTGCCGAAGCTTAAGAGCTTCTTTAAGTCTTGGTGGAACGGATTTGATAAGTTTGGAGACTTCCTTTTTCCCGAGGCTTTCCACCTCGACTCCTTGCAGCGCCAGCCACTGTTTCATCTGCTGCACGCTATTCGGATTCTCAAGAGAGGTGATCGCTTTCATAGCGGTCATGAGCTCTGACCGTGATTGGGAGTCCATCTCGATCGCTTTTTCTACAAGGTCCATATCCAGGCGAACGCCGCGGTCGTTGATTTCCTGATCGATATGGTACTCGTCCCATACGAAATCCGGCACCGGGAATTTGGAAAGACGTTTCTTAATCCCCATCTCGGTTTCGACATCTCGGATGTTATATCGTTTAAACGCCTTCCATTTCTCTGAGGCGTGGCAGGGAAGGTTTCTGGTTCGGCCGCTGTTTGATTTAGTCGGAGCGCAGGGAACGCAGAAGTATTTGATGAGATCCTTGCCTTTTGTGAGCTTCTGCTTTTCAAGCCCGAGGACCGTGCCGACACCTTCAAGAGAGCGGGGAAGACCCATTGCAGATGCCCAGACCATGGAGCAGCGCCAGCTTTCAGGATTCAGGAACCTTGCACGTTCTATAGACAGAGGGTGATCATCGTGAAACGGATCAAGACTGATTTCCATATCACGCAGATACCGCGACAGGCATACCCGTTCGAAGTTCGCGTTGTACGCCCATTTGATCACTTCATCGCTGACAAGCGCGTCGACGACCTCCTGCGGAAGTTTTTCTCCCTGCGCAAGATCGATGGTTTTCACTTCACCGCCATCGATGGAATATCCAAAGAGCAGGATCTCGAAAGCAGGGGACTCGGTGTACTTGTATACGCCACATTTGCCGAGGTTGATATCGCTATATGTTTCAATGTCGATGCTGAGTGTTTTCAATTTTTACCTCCAATCAAACAAGCGGCAGAGATTGATCCCCGCCGCCTGTTATTTGTTCACTTCAATTGCTTAGTTCAGAAAATCTTCATCGTCGTCAGTCGCGAAGTCAGATGCAGCGCTTGCTTTGCCACCGAGAGGCTCCCCATCGCGGATCTTCTGCAAGTTGTTGAGTCCGCAGGCGATGCCCTTGTTGCCGGAACTATTGAAGGCATAGAAGGTGATAGAAGCGCGCCCATAAACGCCACTGTAAACTTCTGAGCGGGTAAGAATCGGATTCAGGTCGGCATCTACGATGCCCGGCGCTGTGGTTGCGTTGGCATTAACAAAATATGCGTTTTTGTAAGCCTCATCGTCTGGACGCTCCGCATCACCATCGCGGAGGGGCTTCTTAATTGCAGAAAGAGCTGGCACGCTCTTTCCGTTTCCGCGAAGCTTCACCTCGCCTTCCTTATATGCCGCTTCGATAGCCGCCTTGATCTTATTGAGTGTTACGGTGTCAGACTTCGGAATGATGAGGCTGACGCTGTATTTCGGGGTGCCTCCATTGATCGACTTCGGCTCCCAGACGTTTGCGTAGCTCCAGCGAGTGTTCGGTCCAGTGATAACTTTCATCGGGTTGTTCATTCTTTTACTCATGATATTTTTCCTCCATAAAATCGTTTTTTGCTGTGTTCATGGCCGGGCGTTTGTCGCTGTCCGGCACGAGAGTAGGTTTTCCCTGCGGCTTTTCAATATATGCCGACAGGAGTTCATTAAAACGGGATTTGCCGAGAAGTCTCTGCATGGCTGTAATGCCCAGCAGCTTTTTCTGATATGGGTCGTACCCAGCATCGGTGACTGCCTTGGCAACGGACGCTTCATCAGTGTACTTGCGGATAGATCGTCCCTCGACCAGCTTGAAACCGCGCCATTCTTTCCCGGAAAGTGCCTGCTGCAGGGCATACTCTTTAATGTCGGACGCCCAGACAGTGAGCTCATCGACCTTAGAAAGAATGACTTCGATTTCTGCATCGGAAAGCTCTGGTGGAAGTTTGAAGTCATCCTGCGCAAGCTTAAGATTCTCCTCGGCCCGCTTTCTGCAGATCATCCTGGCTTTACAGAACCTGCACCAGTATCCACAGGAATAGTCACCGGCACCAGTAAAAGCAAGTTCTGCAGCAGGTTTTAAGACACTTTTAGCCCAGGAGAGAAGGTCATCTTTAGAAATCTCCCATATGCTTACATTCTGCCTGCGCGGCTGGTAAATTGATAAGGATACGGTGTCGATGTCGTAGAGGCCATCGAACATAGCAATGGCTCCTAGTGCATAGCAGGCAAGCTGCGTGTTATGCTCTGCACTTACCTCTATGCCGGCTCCGTACTTCAGATCGACAATCCGAAGTACTCCATCTGCTGCGATCACCGCATCTGCAGTGCCAAATCCATCTTTCACCCAATCTGAGAAGTTGACTTTCTGTTCTACACACACTTTCGGATCACAGCAAGCTTTCTTCGCTGATTCAAGCTGTTCTAAGACAAAAGAGACATATCCATCTGCAGCATCATCCATCTCTTTATTAAAGAAATCGAGATTCTCTGTTGGATCTTTTGCAGGGAAACCGAGAGCCCTCTTCAGTTTGAATTCAGCCAGTGCGTGGGCACAGGTTCCTTCGAGTGCATAAGTACTTCCTTTATCTTCAAAGCGTTCTCCAAGTCTCACTGAAGGAGGGCAGTGGATCCAGCGCTCCGAGGAGGACGCTGACAGGATTGCATGATTTCTAGGGCTCATGACAGTGCCTCCACGTCTTTCAGAAGTGCTTCATAGTCCTTCGGATCAATCTTTGAAAGCCGGTCTGTCCCGTACTTACGAAGGAGGTCACGAATCTGATCGGTAAACCCTTCGCGGGATTTGTCGGCAAGAACTGGACGGATATCCTCAAGCGCCAGGGTTTTCTTGGGCGTGAGTTCCTGCACAGGAACAGTGGAGCTCTCACTGATGTTTTCCGAAGCCTGTTTACAAAGCCAGTCTGCTGCGTTGTTAATAACAGCGGCGGCATTCCGAAGTTCTTTGATGGTCTTTTCCATTTTTGACATAATTTTCATCTCCTTTCTCGGATTGGCATGTGGCAAGGATTGTAAGATTCCTTGCGAGTCTAGCGGATACACGGCTAATGGCATTTAAGAGTCTGATTTCTTCGCTAGCCGTATTCATCCGTGTGCCTCCGCTGTCTGCGTAGTTTCGATACATATGAATCACCTTCCTTTCATTTGGCTTTTCGCCTTACACCTTCTACTGGAGAATGGAGGTCGTTTTGAGCGGAGAAAAAACATAAAATCTGCTGCAATCTCGAGGTGAGATAGCAGCAGACGGAAAGTTCAAAATTATTTGTTGCGGTATTCCTTGAATTCGTCGCGGAATTTTTTCATTTCATCAGCGAATGTTCTTTGCTTGCGGCCGAGGATATTTGCGACTTTGCGGTCGGAAATGTCCGCTGGATTATCTTTCCAGATTTGAATGATCTGGTCCGCGTCCGGATCGATCTCATGTAGACGCTTGATGAGCCGTTCCAGCAGATCACGATCGGCCGTGATTTCTTCCGGCGTTGGTACATCGCTGGGAATGTAGTCCTCGAGGGTACCTTCGCCGTCGGGGAGTAGATCATCAAGTGAGATGGTGTTCTGATTATGAAATTCGCAGTCGAGGCAGTTGCCGTCGCACAGCCACCATTTGCTGCGCGGGCAGAAGCATTCTCCGCGATACTGCATGCGTTTCCTCAGCGCCGTGCGCCAGCGGTCGTACTCGCGATACTGGTCCTCCGGGATTTCGTACCACTGCTTGATGGTCTTGTCGTAGATGCGTTTACTCTGATTTACATTGTTTTTCATTTGCGAAATCCTCCTATTCGCTGATCCCGAACCGGAGGTAAACCGCAAAAAGAGCATGACTGACCTGTCCGGAACGGGAAAACTTCTCGTTACGAATGGGCCAGCCATGCTCGTAGGCTGGTAATCCTTATTCAGTTGTGACTGTACATCTGCTCGAGCCACTCTGCATGCCGGGTGAACGGGTGTAATAGCTGGATAGTTTAATGACTTGTCCAGGTCAAGAACATTTCCCACTTTCAAATCATTAATGGAATGTTGGTGGATTTCATTTTGATAATTTAAGTGTAGCTGATTGCCCGCGAATAAAAAATCGAGCAGCTTGAATGGTAATATTTGCTAACAGAATTTGGTATTAGACATCCTATTTTGTCTATTCGTATGACACGAATTTATATTAGTGATATACTGACATTATTCGTAATACGAATTATTGAATTCGAGCTTTGCATAAAGGGTAGGAAAAAACGTTGGAAACAGAGATAATAAAAAAGAGATTGAAAGAAACATTCGGCGAGGATGTACAGAAGATAGTCGCAGCAAAGTTGCATATGTCTCAATCCGCTATCAGCAAAATGCTTTCTGGTGTGCAACTTCCAACTGCAGAAGTTCTGGAGAATGTATCAAAAAGCTATGGAGTCTCTGTTGATTGGTTGTTGGGGCTTTCGGATGATAGATTCCTGAGTAGAAGGCTGAACATGCCAACCTACGGTGATGCTGTAAAGATCATTCTTGATCTTGATGCTTTATGTGCTATTGATATTCTTATGGATTCTGATGAGAACATAGGCCTGAAGCTAGAAGACCCGCTGTTAAAGCGATTGCTTAGCAAGGGGAACAAGCTGAAGAGGGTTGACCATGATTATTACCGGAGTTGGCGCGATAAGCGTCTATCTGAATTCAATGGAAAAGAAGTAATTGATGGATTCATTTGGAACGAAGCCGGAGATTTGGGTTTTTATTTGAGAGAGGCAGAAAACGAAGAAGATTTGGCTGAAGTCTACCAAATGGCTGTCAAGGAAGAACAGAAATATGAAAGATTAGCAAAACCGGACCCTGGTCCTTTTGACAAGTGAGGTGGCATATGAAAAATTTACTAGATGTTGTCAGCTCACGATTAAAGGAGTTGTTTGCGGATGAGACAGATGCTGAGACTGCAAGTAAACTTCTTATGACACAGGGCAATTTAAATAAGATTAAAAATGGAAAGCAAACTCCATCACTAGATACTCTTAGGCTGATTAGTGAGAAGTACCATGTTTCTGTGGACTGGATCTTGGGGCTAAAGGATGATAGGGATGTTAATGCGATAAACGTTGAAAATTTGGATTACAGTCAAGTTTTTGAGGTGATGGATAGATTGCAGATAAGTAGGACCATCATACCTGCGCGAATTACTGAGCTGATAAAAAGCACTGACGATGAGAATGATTCCTCTGATGAAAATGCGGACGAAGGTATGTCAGTTTCAACCGAAGGTGTAGACTATGATCTCCTCCGGATCAATGATCCTGTTCTTTCATTCATGCTGCGGCGAAGGGTTATGTTAAGAGCAGTAGATCAAAGTTTGCTGGATGACTGGAAAGAAAAACATCTGCCAGAGTACCAGGGGTTGCAACTCCTTGAGGGTGATGATTCGATGAAGGAGTATATGAGTGGTCGCCGCACAGGCGATAGTGATGGTGACTGGAGCACCAGCCTGGCAGAATATATCAATAAGAAGAAAAAAGAAAAAGGTGGTAAAGATGAGTAATACAAATACTGCAGATGTAGGGTTTGAGAAGGAGCTGTGGGATGCAGCCTGTGTTCTCCGGGGGAACATGGATGCATCGGAGTATAAGAACGTTATTCTGGGACTCATTTTCCTTAAATACATATCTGACAGTTTTGAGAAGAAACATAAAGCTCTCGTTGAAGAGGGAGAGGGCTTTGAAGAAGACCGCGATGAATATGAAGCGGAAAATATTTTTTACGTTCCGATGGGAGCAAGATGGGAAGACATCGCCGCTGCTGCACATACACCGGAGATAGGAACTGTCATTGATAACGCAATGATTGCGATTGAAAAGGAAAATAAGTCTCTTAAAGGTATTCTTCCTAAGAATTTTGCTCGCCCGGAGCTTGATAAGAGAAGACTTGGCGAAGTTGTTGACATCTTTACTAATAAGGTGAGGATGGATAGCACAGACGAAAAAGATGTTCTTGGACGCACATATGAGTATTGCCTAAGAAACTTTGCTGAGCAGGAAGGAAAAAACGCCGGACAATTCTATACGCCATCTTGCGTAGTTCGTACAATTGTCGAGATTTTGCAACCTTATAAAGGCCGTGTGTATGACCCGTGCTGTGGAGCGGGAGGGATGTTCGTTCAGTCAGCAAAGTTTGTCGAAGCGCACCAGGGACAGATCAATGATATTTCCGTTTTTGGACAGGAGAGTAATCCTACGACCTGGAAGATGGCAAAGATGAACCTGGCGATTCGCGGGATTGATGCCAATCTGGGAAATATTCCGGAGGATACATTCTTAAGTGATCAGCATCCGACCATGAAGGCAGATTTCATCATGGCGAATCCGCCGTTCAATCTTAGCCCGTGGGGAGCTGATAAGCTGAAAGAAGATCAACGCTGGACGTATGGCATGCCGCCGGCTGGCAATGCCAACTTTGCCTGGATGCAGCACATGATATGGCATCTTGCTCCAGACGGAAGAATCGGTATGGTACTTGCCAACGGTTCTCTTTCTTCAAATACCGGCGGAGAGGGTGATATTAGAAAAAACATCATCAATGCAGACCTTGTGGAATGCATTATCGCTATGCCTGGACAGCTGTTTTATACGACACAGATTCCAGTGTGTCTCTGGTTCCTGAACAAGAACAAGAAACGCAAAGGTGAAACTTTGTTTATCGATGCAAGAAAGATGGGGACTATGGTAAGCCGTAAGTTGCGTGAGCTTACTGATAGTGATGATCCAAAAAAGCCAGGAGATATTCAGAAACTTGCTCAGGTCTACAAAGATTTTGTGTCCGGATCTCTGGAACCGGTCAAAGGGTATTGTGCTGCGGTTTCAACGGAAGAAATTGCAAAGCAGGACTATATCCTGACACCAGGGCGTTATGTCGGCATTGCAGAACAGGAAGACGATGGAGAACCTTTCGAAGAAAAGATGGATCGTCTGACCTCTGAATTATCCGATATGTTTAAGAAATCGCATGAACTTGAAGATGAGATCAGGAAGAAGCTGGGGGCAATCGGATATGAAATATAAACTCTCCGAAATAATGGATATTATTGGTGGAGGAACTCCAAAGACAAGTAAGCCGGAATATTGGAATGGTGACATTCCGTGGCTTTCTGTAAAAGACTTGAACAATGATTATCGCTACGTCTATGAAACAGAAAAGACAATTACACAAGCTGGACTTGATAATAGTTCGACGAAATTGCTAAAGCGAAATGATTCAATTATTTCAGCGCGTGGTACTGTCGGAGAAATGGCGATGATTCCATATCCCATGGCCTTTAATCAGTCGTGTTATGGACTTCGCGCAAAAGAAGCTCTTGTTGATGAGGAATATCTATATTACTTGATTAAGTACAACGTGGTGGTTTTGAAAAAGAATACTCATGGTTCTGTGTTTGATACTATCACGCGAAACACATTTGACGGTATTGAAGTGGAATTGCCATCACTTGTGGAACAAAAGGTAGTAGCTTCAATACTCCGAGAATTAGATGACAAAATTGAGGTGAACAATGAGATAAACAAGAATTTAGCGGCTTAAAGGTCGACATCGGAGACATCAAGCTCTCCAGACATCAGGCGTGGAAGCAAGCTATCTCGGATGGCTTGTAAGTGACAGATTTCCACATAGTTGTTCCGGATTTCAGCATCCATTGGTGAAACTATGTTCTCGAATTTATCAACAACCTCACGAGATGGAATAATAACTGGCATAGATTTTAAGGCATCACGATTGATTGAGCCGAAAACAGTACCCTCTCCATTGAATACATCAAGCTGATCGCGAAGGGCAAACATCGTGTAGAGCACGAAAGATTGGTGGTTATCTTTGGAATGAATAGCTCCGAGTCCGCGACCGATGCAGCAATCTTCATATGCGACATTAAGATCTCCAACGGGTGCTCTGACGCTCATAAGAACATCATTAGCCTGAGCCATGCGCTTTGGAGCTGTTGTGTATAGCCTTCGCGTAGGGAAGCGGAAGCCAAATTCAGCTCGGCCTTGGAAGAAGACAGTGCCTGTGCCACCTTCGTTATAGGTATCTCCCTTGGGAGATTGCCCCATAGTGATTGTGACAATATCGGACAGCACGCCGTTGCCACACGATTCTTCAGCTTCATCGATGATCATATGTGTATAAATGGACTGGGCTTGCGTCTGTAAATTCTTGTTTATACTATGAAATAGTGGAGATATGCGAATGAAAAAAGATGATAAAGGACAGATCATCATCTACCAAACTGATGATGGGAAGACAAATATTGATGTTCTCCTTGAGGATGAGACTGTATGGCTTACGCAAAGACAACTGGTAGAACTTTACCAGTCGAGCAAGGCAAATATTAGCGAGCATATAAGAAATATATATGATGAAGGAGAACTTGATCAGGAATCAACTGTTCGGAAATTCCGAACAGTTCAAAACGAAGGCGGTAGGACCGTCTCTCGGGAAATGACTTACTATAACCTGGACATGATCATCTCTCTTGGATACAGAGTCAAATCGCGAGTTGCAACGCAGTTCAGGCGATGGGCGACGGCTATTCTGAAAGAATATATGGTAAAAGGTTTTGCCTTGGATGATGAGAGGTTGAAGGGCAATGGCGGCGGTGAATACTGGAAAGAATTACTGGACCGGATTCGTGATATCCGATCCAGTGAGAAAGTACTGTATCGACAGGTGCTTGATCTCTATGCTACAAGTGTAGATTATGATCCCAAGAGCAGCGAGTCAATTGCATTCTTTAAGATGGTTCAGAATAAACTACATTATGCTGTTCATGGACATACTGCAGCAGAGATAATCTATGAACGGGCTGATGCTGATAAACCGTTTATGGGGTTAAAGTCATTCAAGGGAGATTTTCCTGTGAAATCTGATATTGGCATTGCAAAGAATTATCTGGATGAAAACGAGCTGAAGATACTCAACAATCTGGCTTCTGGATATTTTGATTTTGCTGAAATTCAGGCAATGCGGCATAATCCGATGCACATGAGTGACTATGTACAACAATTAGATAACGTTCTTGGAAGTACAGGTGAACAGGTACTGCAAGGAGCAGGCAAGATTAGTCACAAACAGGCGATGGAAAAAGCAGAAGCGGAGTATCGTAAATATCAGGTACAAACACTTTCTCCTGTAGAAGAAGCGTATTTGGATACGATAAAAACACTTGAGAAAGAAACAAAGAAAAAGAAGAAGTAATCGAATGCCTACTCCCACCAACGGCGGGAGGAACAAACCAACGGAACTGCCGTTGATGTCGTTCTCTGGAAAAACTATAGAAGGAGAAACGACAACATGAAAGAATCAATCAAACAGGAAGTGCTGCAGCGGATGCTGCCGCTGCTGGACAATGCGCAGGCAAAGGCGCTGGAACAGGTGCTTGAAGCTGTGATTGGCAAGTACATGGAGGGTAAACCGGATAAGGACGAAATTAGCAGTCAGGAACTGTTGCAGAAGTTTTTGGAGGCAAAACGGATCGAGGGATGTTCCGAAAAGACGCTGACCTACTACCAGAACACGATCAACCGCATGCTAACTGAAACCGGCAAGGAGGTAACGCACATTATGACGGAGGACTTGAGGTCGTACCTGACGGATTATAAGAAGCAGAATAGTCTCAGTCGCGTTACGATCGACAATGTGCGCCGGATTCTTTCGAGTTTCTTCTCCTGGCTGGAGGATGAGGAATACCTGATCAAGAGCCCGATTCGCCGGATTCACAAGGTGAAGACCACGAGCAGCATCAAGGACACTTATTCTGATGAGGACTTGGAGAAGATGCGTGACAGCTGCGAGGAGAAACGGGATCTCGCGCTAATTGATATGCTGGCTTCAACGGGAATGCGAGTCGGTGAGCTGGTGCTGCTGAATCAGTCGGATATTGATTTCAATGAGCGGGAATGCAAGGTACTCGGTAAAGGCAACAAGGAGCGAATCGTGTATTTCGACGCAAGAACGAAAATACACTTACAGGAGTACCTGGACAGCCGGTCTGACGATTGCGAGGCATTGTTCGTTACACTCAGGGCTCCGCATTCCCGGCTGACTATTGGAGGCGTGGAATCGCGAGTCCGGGAAATCGGAAAGCGCCTGAATATAGACAAGGTGCATCCGCATAAATTCCGCCGAACGCTTGCCACGAAGGCAATTGATAAGGGAATGCCGATCGAGCAGCTACAGCAGCTCCTGGGGCACAAACGAATAGATACAACGCTTCAGTATGCGATGGTGAAACAGAGCAACGTGAAGCTAGCGCACAAGAAATATATAGGATAGGAAGAAAGACGATGGGAAATTGGAAGACAGCAACTCTTGGAGAGATTACCTCGTTCATGGCAAAAGGTATCCCTCCCAAATATGTAGAACATGAAAGCAACGACACGATCAGAGTTTTAAATCAGAAATGCAATCGGAATTATCGCATCTCCTACTCTAAGTCAAGATTGCATAACAATGCTGTTAAGAAGGCTCCTGATGCAAAAATGCTCAGGCCAGGTGACGTTCTCATCAACTCAACAGGAGCAGGAACAGCAGGTAGAGTTGCTCAAATATGGGATATCCCTACTGCAACAACCATCGATGGGCATATGATTCTCTTGAGACCAACAGATGAGGTAGATCCTCTTTATTACGGGTATGCCGTAAAAGGTAACCAGGCATTGATTGAATCATATGCGGAGGGCTCAACTGGGCAAACCGAAATCAATAAGGATCGATTGAAATCGGAGACGATTATTTCCTTCCCGGAAGACAAAGATCAACAGAGAAGCATCGCCAGAACGCTTGCAGCTTTGGATGAGAAAGTAGAGGAAAATGAACGGATAAACAAGAATTTATATGCGGCTTAGAGGTCGATGTCGGAGACGTCGATCTCGCCGGACATGAGTTTAGGTAACAGAGAATCACGAAGTGATGCCAACCCTTGATTCTCCAGCAAGTTTTGACTTATCAGATCATACATAGGAGTAACTGATGCACAAAACTCGTCTATAACATCGTCAGGTGCTACATGAACCTTGAATTCCAGCGTTGTTGATGGCGTTGTACGTTGCCGACTATTTGTTGAGCCGGTAGTGTGTGCGCACATCCAGTCGGAAAAAGATTGACTGTCAATTATAGAGAACAGGAAATCTTTGTGGGCGTTGTTATTAGCCTCAAATACGATGAATTCGGTTGAGCAAACAGCATGGTCTGTTAAACACATAGGTCGCCATATGCGCTTAGTATCAGGATTCAGCTTTGAGGCAAGAACAGAGTTTTCTGTGAGGATATACTTATTGCTCTTCACGTTGTCCGAAGACTCAAAGACTGGAAAATGCTGTTCATCATAGGCAGGTATGCTGTAATGTTCAAGCCTAACTCCGGGATTCTTCAGCGGATTGAAACTGGTCGTCTTAATTGTTGCAATATCTCCAAGGGTGCCAATGTGCCAATCAGATGGCATGCTGCTACCAAATGGAAGAAACAGCTCGAACCATGCACGGTAAAGTGCTTGGGATTGCTGAATTAAATTCTTGTTTATACTATGAAATAGTGGAGATATGCGAATGAAAAAAGATGATAAAGGACAGATCATCATCTACCAAACTGATGATGGGAAGACAAA